TGACAAGCCCACCAAGAAGATCGTCCGGGTCGAAGACCTCGCCACCACCGTCAAGCTCAAGCGTGTCCAGGCCAAGGCAGATGCCGAGGCCCGGAAGCTTGAGGCCGAAGCGGAGAAGACCAAGGCCAAGGTCGAGCTGCGCCGCATGAAGCTGGCTATGCCGGCGCGTGAGGCTGCAGCTCTGCACCTTGCTAACTTCGCTGGCCTCTACATGCTCATCGCTGTGCTGGCGTTCCTGTACGCCGTCAGCACGCTCGAGGCGGAGCTCGTCGCTGTGGTCGCAGGACTGATCACCCTGCTCGTCACCAACATCTCGGCGCTTCTGCGGTCCATCGTGACCGAGGGCAAGGACGAGGCCAAAGAGGCCAAAGAGCCCGAGAAGAAAGAGTAGAAGGTGGCAGGGGCGCCCCCCCCCTAGCGTCCAACCAACCCCTTGGTAGGAAAGTTTGGGGCACGCCCCTGCCGTGTTCGATCTTAAGAAAAAGGTGGGGGCGCGTCCCGCACGAACGCGCCCCCTGGGTGAGGTTTCGTAGGGGGGGCTTAGTCTACGATGCCCTCGAAGAAGTTCTCGTCCGGGTCTTGGGAGGGAGAGACCTCAGACGGCACTTCCTGTCGCTCCGGTTGAGGGGAAGTGGGGGCCTCAACCGTTGCTTCGCCTGACTCTAGCAACCCTTGGTTGATCTTCGCAACAACGGGGGTGGCTTCCACGGTGCGGGCGTAGCGAACATCCTCGACCTCCTCGGCGGTCTGCATCCCCAGCAGAACCTCGGGGCAGGAGGTGCGGATGAGGAGGGTGGCCGACCTGTACTTCAGCATCAGGCTTGCCAGCCCGCTCTTGTACTTTGGATTGGAGTCCCACTTCTCCGCCTTAGCCATAGCCATGCTGGCCGTGAACGAGATGCGCTGCCCCGTCTCCCGCACGATGGCGTAGGCCTCGACCTCGAGGCTGGCCCCGGAGCCCCGCTCCTCGAAGCAGATCGGCCCTTTGAAGATGCCGCTCCGGTTCGCCATGGCGATGGCGTACTTGGCGCTGAACCCCGGCGTGCCATGCACGACATAGATGTTCTGCATCACCTCCATGGGCGAGGCTCCCATGCGGTTCGCCATGTCCAGGGCGACGAAGCAGTTAGCCGCCTGACCTTGGAATGCCTTGGGGATGATGGTGCTGCGCGACAAGGCCGTAGCCATGTCCCACATCTCCTTGCCCTTGTTAGCCGGGGCAACGGCGGCTTCGTTGTTCACGGGTTGGATGTCACTCATGAGTCTTTGCGGAATGCCCAGCGGGGCAGGTCAAGGGTTTCGATCTGGTATGCGGCGGTGTAGCCCCCCCAGATCTGGGTGGAAAGGGCATCCTCGTAGGCCGAGAGCGCGCTCTGGTACTGCTCACGACCAAGCTCGATAGCCTCGTCGCTAAGAGTGTAAACCGCCACGCCGAACGGCGGCGTCTTCTCCACGACCACGAACACGAATGCCGTGACCTCGGGCGTGACGCCGGCAGCGTGCAGCCCATCGAGGTAGTACGCGGCCTGCAGGTGGTAGTTGAAGTTCGCACAGGTGCGGGCGAACGAGTCAGGGCTGGCGTCCTGCGCCGTCTTCAGGTCGACGATGAGCCCCTCGGTCGACAGGGCGTCGGGTCGACCCCTGCCCCAGCACTCGCTGTGGCGCCACAGGGCGGAGGCTTCGCGAACGCCCGCCTGCTCTAGCACGCTGCGTGCGGCGGGAGAGGCATTCACAGCGCCGGCCATCTTCGCCAGCGTGTCCGCCTCGTCCTCATTGACGATGGTGCGGTCGCCGGCATCGGCCATGAACTCAGCCCACGCGGCCTTGCCAGCCTTTGTGCGGCGGTCCACCTTCGGTGCGACGAGGATGAGGTCAGGCGCCTCAGCGGGCTGCAGGATCCACGCATGCGCAGCCGTCCCGAAGCGCATGGCGTCGGTCTGGGTGCTGCTGGCCTTGCTGGCGATGTAGTGCGCAGGCGAGCGCCTGATCGACATCAGGTCGTGGGAGCTGACTGCATCCCAGGACAGGTACTCCTTGAAGGAGACATCGGGGTAGAGCCCCGGTTCATTGGGTCTGGACATGTGCCCAGCGTAGAACCTGCGGCAAGCCCTTGGCAAGTGGCTGCCGGATATTCTACGCTCCGGCCATGGAAGACAAGAAGCAGGCGCCCCTCGAGGTGCTCGACAACCTAATTCGCAAGGCAGGAGGCATCACCTCCTTGGCTGCCTCACTAGGCATGACCGAGGGGGGCGTCCGATACTGGCAGAAGAAGGGCTGTGTGCCCCAGCAGGCGGCGCGCCTGCTCTCCTACGAGGCCAAGCACCGCTGGGGTATGGACATCGCTGCGGAGGAGCTCACAGGTGGCGAGTGACTACCTCCCCTACTTCAAGTTCTTCCCTCGCGATTGGCTCACCTCCCCCACGGTCATGCTCATGAGCCTGGAGGAGCAGGGCGCGTACATCCGCATGCTCTGTCTGCAATGGGAGCACGGGTATGTCGAGCGCCGGCACCTTCGCGGCATGCTGGGCTTCAGCGAGGAGCAGATCGCGAGCCTGCTGGACGGTCCGGTGGGGGAATGCTTTGAGGTGGAAGAGGACGGGAACCTCGTCAACAAGCGCCTCGAGGGCGAGCGGGCGTCCGCCGGCAAGATGATCGAGAACCGCCGCAGGGCAGGTCGTGCTAGGCACAAGCCCAGCACAAGCACAGCACCTGCAAAGCAGGTGCAGGAAGGCAAGCGCAAGCGCCGCAATGCGGAGCATGAGCTGGCCGAGGCGGTCGTCGATTGGGAGCGCATCAATGGGCCCATGCCCAGCGACCTGCGCAATGCCCTCGGGGACTATGCCGCGCTGCGCAAAGAGCGCAGGATGCCCCTGTGGGGGCGTGAGATGTGGATGCGCAACCTAGCCTCCACGCACACGGTGAAGGAGTGGGCCGCAGCCTACGAGACGGCCACCCGCTGCGGTTGGGCGTCGGTCCACCCCAAGAAGGCTGTGCAGGTGAAACCCGGCACAATGATGGGCAACAAGTTCGCTGACCTGCTGACGGAGGAATTCGATGAACCGAAGTGAGATCACAGCCCTGCTCGCCATGCTCAACGAGGTCTACCCTCGTCGCATCGGCAGCGGGGACGCCAAGAAGACCGTGGGCGTGTGGACTGCGGTCCTAGCTGACGCCCCGCCTAAGCCGGTCCTCGCCGCAGCCGTGGCCTGGATCCGGTCCAACAAGCCCCACCCGCCCTCGCCGGGGGAGCTCCTCACCAGCCTCTCCGACGACGAAGAGACGCCGGAGGAGGCATGGGGGCAGGTGCGCAAGGAGATCTCGAGGGTCGGGTACACCGGCACCCCGGAGTTGACCCCGCGCGCAAGGCGGGCCATCGAGGCTGTGGGCGGCCCGTGGGAAACCATGTGCCGCACGCTGTTGGCTGGCGAGCTGGTCGCGCTGCGTGCCCGGTTCCTTGACGCCTACAAGAACATCGAGGCGCGGGACGAGAAGCGTGAGGCCCTCGCAGGTGCTGACCACCTGCTCAACCTTGCTGCGCCCCTCGCCAAGCAGTACCGTCTGGAGAATGAGGAGAGCGGCGAGGGTTGATGCCAACCAGAGAGAGATCGTCGCAGCACTACGGCAGGCAGGGGTGAGCGTGCAACCCCTGCACACCGTAGGCAAAGGGTGCCCCGACCTCCTGTGTGGAGTGCGGGGCACCAACCTTTTGATCGAGATCAAGGACGGCCAGAAGGTGCCGTCTGCTCGCAAGCTGACGCCGGATGAGGCCGCATGGCATCAGTCCTGGCGTGGGCAGGTCGCCATCGTCGAGAGTGTGGACGACGCGCTACGCCTTGTGGGCCTTGAGCCCCTCGATGAACTCGAGGACGGCTTGCCGGATTAGATCGGCGCGGCCATTCGCATTGAGGTAGGCCACGGCGCGGTCAAGCCGAGCCAGCTCGTCCACGGTCCACATGACCTTGGACTGTTCTGTGCGCTTGAGTTCCTCAGGAAGCTTGGGCCTGCCAGCGCCGGGGCGCCAGCCTCCACGGGTTTGATGCTGTGTCTTGGCGGCCACTTATCATCGCCTCCTGTCGCTGCGCCCAGCGACAACGCACAGACACCAGATGTAGAACACGGCCACGATGGTCAGGACGGCGTACATCACCGGGACGCCCTCCACCGCATGTAGGCGCGCCGCAGGTTCTCCACGGCCAGCGTCTGGTCTGCACGCTTCCGCTGCTGGGGCCACAGGATCATCGGCGCAGTCCCCGGGGCGAAGCCCGGAGTCTGGGTGCCTTGCTGCCAGCGAGCGATGCGCCGTTGGCGGAGTTTCTGGATGGGTTCAGGCATGGGTCATTCTGGAGAGGAGATCATCGAGGGCTACGACTGCTTGGGCAGGGCACACAGCGTTGCCAAGGGCGCGCAGTCGGTCCACCCTACCGGGAACCCCATGAGGGCCTCGACGAACAGGGGGTTCAACTGCCGGCCAGAGGTGCTGGGGGATATCGCTCCAATCACCCTCGGGGCCTGGCGGCCAAGCAGTCCATTCGTGGGCGCCTTGTCCGAAGGCTCTGTGCCGTCCTTGTGATCTCGAGCCGTTGGTGTGGCCCACTGCTTCGCCTTCACGGTCAGCGGCATGCTGTTGTGGTACTTGTGCGCCCACTTCTTCTGGCGTGCGAGAAAGCTCTCTACGCTCTCGCCATCGTTCACCACCGAAGCATTCGGCGTCGGCCATTGAGCTGCTGCGCTCTGCAGGTCGCCGCCTCCGCTCGCCGTGCGCCCCAACTCCTTCTTGCGGTCGGCGCTCTCCGCACCGCCCGTCATCGCTCGCGGCGTCGGCCATTGCCGGCACGCATCGGTCAAGGTCGTGCCCGGGTGCATCACTCCCGTCGTCGTGGAGTGTCGTCCAGCCGATCGGGAATCCGATGTCACGGCGGTGGGCCAAGACGAACAGGCGGTTCCTCCTGTGTGGAGCTCCGGCTTGGGACGCTGAGTATATGCCCCACTCCGCATCGAACCCCAGCTCGTCAAGGTCGTTGAGGACCGTGTCGAACCCTCGCTTGAGGTGTCCTTGGACATTTTCGAGAACAACGACAGTTGGTTGAACCTCTCCGATGACCCGCTTGATGTCGGGCCAGATGTGCCTGGGGTCGGCTTCGGCCAATCCCCGTCCGGCGACACTGAATGGCTGGCAAGGGTATCCGGCTGTGATGAGATCCACCTTGCCGCGCCATGGTTTGCCGTCGAAGGATCGGGCATCCGACCAAACAGGCGCATCGTCCATGGAGCCGTCTTGAATGCGCGCTGCCAAGATTTCCAAGGCCGCTGCTTCCCTCTCCACATAACAGACGGAGCGAGCTCCGAACACCATGCGGGCGGCGAGGTCGAGACCTCCGATGCCTGTGCAGATGCTGATGGCTTGGGGATGTACAGCCACACTACCAACTCCTCCTGTAAGGGGCGTCGAGCGAACCTCGAGAGCGCCGATCGTTGCTGTACCACTCGTTGTAGCGGCGCCGCAGTTCGTCCTCATGGACGCTGAGATCGCGCAAGTACACATAGTCGCACAGGCTGTGATCGAGCGCGCCCATCAGGAAGTCGAGATCCTGCGCGGAGCAGGTGAACCTGCAGTTCGAGTAGCGCGCCAGGATTGGCATGAGTCGGAACTCGGGCAGGCAGGCGAGAGCGCGCGCCTCGCTCTCGAGCATGTATCCATGCCGGTCCATGATCGCGTGATAGAGCGCAGAGACATCAGTCATTGGTTTCCTCCTTGGGGTTGGGGTTGAGTTGATCGACAGAGATGACCAGCTGGTACTCCATGGGTCGGCTACACTCGACGCATTGCGCCTCTCCGGTGTCGCCGCAGTACAGGACCATGGGGGATCCGTCGCTGGTATCGGGGTCCTGCCCGTCCCAGTAGCGGCAGGGGCAGGGCTTGAGGCGGATCACGGCTTCACCTCCCTGCTTTGGTACCAATGCGACATGCGAAGTAGCCATTCAGCGGCGCGGTCATAGTCCAGTTCGCCCTTGGCCCCGCCGAAGTACGCGCGCATTTCGTCGCGCTCCATGTCCTGAAGTACCGCATACGCTAGGGACTGCATCGACATCAGGCCACGCAGGATCGAGATGGTGAATCGCGGACGGATCACAGGAACACCTCCTTGCCGGCGATCAGGGCAGAGCCCAGTCGCGGAAGCACATAGCCGTCCAGGGTCCAGCCGTGGTGGTCGTGCCCGCTGATCAGGATCCCGTCGTCGGTAGCCGTGGCGGTGTAGTTGCTAGGCAGGAAGTCCTGCACATCGCGCAGATCGGCGTCGCCCTGAATCAGGGCGTATCGTTTCACGATCCACGGGGATGTCGTCACGATGGTTGGATCCGATCGGATCTCGAACAGGTCCGAGCTGTAGTACGAGCCGTCAGCCTCGACGAGCTCCATCACCTCATCGAGGTCTGCATCAATCGGCACCTCAAGGTCGTGGACCTCATAGGAGATCTTCTTCCAGAAGTAGACGCTGACCCTCTTGGTTGCCTCGGTCATGCGGTCACCTCGTTCGCGGTCACGCGGTGGCTCTTGACCTCCACGAAGTCCGGGTTGGCGGCGAGCACCTCGTCGCGCGCCTTGACATCGTCCGCCTTGGCGAAGCGCCGCCCGTACTTGATGTGGAGCAGGCAGTTCGGGTCGTCCTGCTTGCAGATGGTCAGGTACTTCGCCGCACGCTTGCGGTTCTGGGCCTCGGCCAGCAGCCTCCCAACGAAGGTGTCGATGTCGCACGGGAAGGAGTGCACCACCCCCTCATGGTCGGTCCATGTGATCGGGGGCTGCTTCTCGGCCTCGGCCTTGAGTTCGTCGTAGGTCTGGCGGGACGAGAAGGTGTGGCCGTCCGGGCCACCCGTGCCTTCGTTCCAGACACGGCCCACGAATTCGTCGCCGCGGTACAGTTGAGCCTCGAAGCACTCGGTCTCTTGGCTCATGCCGGAGTGGATGGCGAAGCGGTGGGACGGGATCCACCAGTCGGATCCTTCGATGTAAACGCGCATGGCGTTCTCCTGGGTTGGGGTTGGCGCTCGTTAGAGCAGGAAGATGAGAGCCACAAGGCTCCCGAGGACTAGGTAGTGCGGGAGTTCCTCCCGCAGGTGGTCTGCGATCTGGCGCATGGCCTGATGATAACGGGTCCCTCAGTCCAGATCGTAGAATTCGAAACAGAATCCGCAGAGGGGGCATGCCGGGGGCGGGTCACCGAGCAGGCACCCGTTGCCGCATCCGCACAACCACCCTTGGTTGGAGGGGGTCTCGCTCATTCGAACATCCCCCCGACGCCACGGGAGGTGGCACGCTTGATGTCGGTTTCGATGTCGCCCGTGAGGGCCTTCGTGTGGCGCACGGGCACGCTCCCGTGCTGGCGAATCCGATCGTCCCAGCGGGCGCATGCCTCGGCGGCACCCCCGATGGCGAGGCATGCCTCGAGCCCGATCGCCACGGTGCGGCCATCATCTGTCACCAGCACCATGGGTTGATTCTGCAGCTGGCCCGCGCGGTGGTCCTTGATCAGGTCCCGAGCATCCGCCGCCGTGGCCGCATGGACGACATAGAACCGTCCTTGGCCGTGCTTGGCACGCTGGCGGGCGTGGTGGATATTGGCCGCCGAGCAGGTGGCCGTGGCGAGCCCCAGCATCAGGGGCTTGCGGCGCCCCTTAGGGCACCAGAGGAGCATGGTCTTCATGGTCGGTCGAGGGTCAGGGGTCAGCGGGGGCGGAGGCAATCGAGCCCCCGGTGGGACTTACGCAGGGCCAGCAGGGCGCGCGACTTCACGAATGCGAGGCGCGAGGCCGTCCGCCCCGCAGGGGTGTCGATCGGGATCGGCGCAATCACGGCGGCCGTGCAGCTGTACAGGGCGCGGATGCCCTGCAGCGAGCAGCCGCGCAGGGCGCGGAGGGTCGGGATGTTGATTTCATCGGGGGCTCGCATGGGATGTCTCCAGGGTTGGGGTTGCCGGTCAAGCGCCGGCGGTGGACAGGGCACGCTTCGTTCGTGCCCCGTGGGGATAGATGAGGATGTTCTTGGCCCCGTCGCGAGCGTTACCCGCGCAGAGCCCGCAATCGACGCATGCCGTGCCGTGCGAATCCGCCGGGCATTCGATCGCGTCGCCAGCCTCCCGCTCGATCGAGCCGGGGCGGGGATCAAGGGACAGCCCGAAGTAACGCCACCCGAGCGCCGTGGCGGCCATGCGATCGGCCACCGTATCCGTCGATGCCATCAGGAGATCGGCATACTCCGGGGCCAGGGTTCGCCACTGGTGCGTGTAACCCGTCCACATGCGGGCCGTGCCTGTCAAGGCGCGCAAGACCTCGAGAGGTAGCATGCCCGGGTCACCGTAGGATCCGAGCCGCACCGCCTTGCCGCGGACCAGCGTCGGGATATCCGCCAGCGGGATGCGGGGTAGGTTGCCCCGCAGGTAGGCCCGGGACACGGCCAGCGGGGCCTGCCCTAGGTTGACATAGCACCCGCCGCCGGTTGCCCACCGGAGGGGACAATCCCCGCAGATGCTACGGTCCGCACCCGCCTTGGATGCGGCCACGGCATCCATGTCGGCCCGCAGGATGGACACCTGCAGCATCGGGCCGGTCTTCCGATTGGCGCTAGGTCTCACCAATCCAGTGAGGACGGCCACAATCGGTCCGCCGTCGATGGGGGAGGGTCCCTCCCACACGATTGCGCTATTGGTCTTCTGCATCAGGGTCTCCGCTCCATTCGATATCTAGAAATTCGATCGGTTCTTGGTCATGCTCGTTCCGGATCCATGCCCGGGCTTGTTCCAACGGCCACACGGTGGCGTCGGCACAATCCGGCGCCTTGAAGATCCCCCACGCGGTTCCGCCGCGGATGGAGTAGACCTCGAATCGGTCCGGGTGGGGCGCCGGTAGGGGGTCCGGCCACACGGGGGGCCACACTAGCGCACCTCCCATCCGGGGCTCCGGCGGGTGTACTCGTCCACTAGCGCGCGGGAGGCATCCTCCGGCGTACTGCAGGGCCGCGTAGGGTGCGCCTTAACGGGGCCCGTGGGCCAAGTGGCGAGCCACGCTCCCATGGGGGGGGCGGCCATCCATCGGCCCGATCGCTTGCGTTGGACGAGCCCGATCACACGGTCCACCCCGTTGAGCGTATGGACAATCGCGAGTTCGGAGCGGGTGCTGGGGATATATATCCGGGCGTCCACTAGCCGCGTATCGGGGGGCATCATGCGGCACCTCCAACGGCGGAATTCGAACCAGCTGCGGCCCAATCCCGCACCAATCCGGGTAGGTCCCGGGTGTAGTTCGGGAGGGGCTTGTAGCCGTCCACAATGCCCGGGAGCCCGAGCATCCGGCGGGCGGCCGAGACATTCATGGCCTTCGCTTCGATCGAGCCACGGGTGCGCCCGGGTAGGGCTTCCATCAATTCGCGAACGATCGAAGCCTTCGTCACGCGCCCATTGCCGCGTCCGAGTAGCCCGCGAGACTGCAGGGCCAGCATCCGATCGTAGGCCGCGAGAAGTACCCGCGTCTCTGCGGGGGTCCACGGGCCAGGGTTCATGACCACCCGTCCTTGCGGGGGCCAGCGTCGGGCATCGTGCCAAGGCAGACAAGGCCGATGCCAAGAAGGAGCATAACGGGAACCGTCATCTCACCAAGGGGTTGGGGTTGTGGGCCGAAGGCCCGGGGTAGCCCGCTAGCACGGCGCCAGCGGGTGATCGTAGGGGGGCGGGGGTTGCGGTCCGCGCGCCGCGATCCTGTCACGATCGGGCGCGCGGGAAACCTCTCCGCTAGGTTGGATCTAGTCCCCCCGCATCGGTTTCTGCGGGGTGCTAGTCTCCCCCCCCGTTCACGGGTTGAATCCGCTACTTGGGGGGGTGCCTGCAGGCATACGGGAGGACCCTACCGTTCAACTCGTCCGAGGGTGCGCGGGGGCTACTTGATCGTCCGGGCACCGCCGATGCTCCCCTCCCGCCCGATGCGGTCCGGGGTAGCGTGGCGGCCCATGGAATCCTCGGGACCCCGGTCGCGCGGTGGCGCCGGGGGTACACCTGTCCTTGCAGGGGCCTGCAGGTATCGGGTTGTGAAGGAGCACGGCCGCGGTGGCCGTCCCGCCCGCGGGGATCCCCATCGGGTGGGGCACGGGTGGCGGGTTGTCCCCGCCGGGGTTGTGAGGAATCTAGGTCCCTCGGAATCAACGCGCAAGAACAATCTGGCGCAGAATTCACGGCGGGCACGCAAGGCGTTGGGATGCAGGGGTTTAGGGTCCCGCGGAATCCGAGGATCCCGGCGAGCTGCGGTCTAGGGGGGGGTGGGGGCTGGCGTCGGCACGCTCCCGGGTTGCCCCGCTGCAGGTGCTGGGCAGGTGCTGGCGGGTGCTGGCCCCCGGGGTCCGATGCGCCATCCCCGGCCAAGAGGAACCGCGCGTGCAATCTCTACGGGTGCGGGGGCGCGCGCGTGTCGCGCGGTGCTAGCGCCAGCGAACGGGGGCGTCGGCGGCAACGAGCGTGGTGAGCCTGGCTCTAATCCCGTGCGTGCGCCTGGCCGCGTGCGGCGCGCGTAGGTGGAGCCCGGGGGCGTGGCGGGTTCGGTGCCCGTTAGGTTCGGCGGCTGTTAGGCTCGAGGGCTCTAGCTTCGTGCGTGCGGGTGCGCCGGCGCGGCGCGCGGGGATACGGCCACCCCCACCCCGGCCCCCACCCTCCGATGCCCGAATCGCGCGGTACCATCATAATCACACCGACCCAGACACAAGACTCCCCCGGGTCCCATCCCCTGCTTGTGCTCAGCTTTTGTTCACCACTTGTTCAGCACATGCAGAGCGTATGCAGAGCTCCTGCAGAGCGGGTTCCCATATGGGTTCCCATGTGGTTATGCTGATTGCGCTGGGGCGTCCGAAGAGCGTGCGAGTTCTCTTCAGCCCTATACCTGACTAGACCTCTAACACACCTAACACGGGCCTTGCCCCTGGTCCGGGGCGCCCCAGCACCTTCTAGTCACCGTTGAAGGCCCAGACGATGAGCTTGCCTTCGGCGGTGAGGGTGAGGTGGCCTTCTTCGGCGGAGAGGTCTCGGTAGTCGGAGACCCAGTCTCGAGTGACCCATGCGGCGACGACAGCGCGTGGGATGATGCCGTTGGGTCCGTCGTAGACTCTGGGGTTTTGCCTCTCGCGCATGCTGTACTGCAAAGCGTATTCGTTATCGAGGCCGTGCCAAGCGGACGCCAATCGGCTCATGAGGTCCGCAGTAACATCCTTGCCTGGAGTAACCATATACAGAGGCAGAAGCAGAGGCAGAGGGAGACCCCCCCAAACCACCCGGGCACCCTAGCATGTGCTGAGAGGATATGGCAAGCTGTGGGCATGGAAATCGACCCGAATGGTCCGCGGCCTGCACAGAGGCGTCGGCGGCTTGCTTGGTTGCGTGCTAGGGCTGAGATGCTGAAGCAGGAGGCTATGACTGCGAAGGTGCAGGCGGAGGCTCTGGAGCAGCAGGCAGAGACGATCATGGTGCAGGCGGACGCGGAGGAGGCTCAGGAGGAGCTTCCGCGTGACTTCCGTCTTGAGGAGGAGCCTGCGGAGGGTACGGTGCTGGAGAGCCCGTGGCCGGAGGACTGAGTTGGGTGCGGCTAAGAAGCTGACGCCTGGGCAGGCGTGGGCGAAGCTGGAGAAAGACGGATTGGAGTTGACCAAACCCGGTAAGCGTGGGCCGTCGCTGATTACGGCACTGAAGAGGTATCTGGCGGACAACCCGGAGTACCTCGAGCAGATCGTGATGGGAATGGTCCACAAGGCGCGTATGGGGGATCACAAGGTGCTGGAGATGATCTGGGACCGAATTGACGGGGCCGTGGTGAAGAAGGCTCAGATCGAGACGGAGCACCATGTGAAGCGTTACGGGTTCAGCGAGCCGCGTCTTGTGGAGGTTGAGCCGTTGAGGGAGTTGGAATCGGGGGACGACGACGATGCCTGAGGTACCGATCAATCTGTTCACGGAGCTGGGTGCGGGTAACCAGCTCTACGGGATGGGCGCGCCGGGTGGAGAGGGCTTGACGGCTCAGAACATCCTGGCGATGAGCTCGCCGTACCGTCAGATGCGAATGGGCGCTGCGAACGCCGGCGCGTCTGCGTACATCCGCGACACATTCGGTGTCCAGCCTCTGGAGACGCCGAAGCGCGAGAGCATGCAGGGGCAGATGGTAGACGCTGTCGCGCGGCAGGACGACTACATCAACTACGAGATGGCGCTCAAGGACCCGTACAGCGTGCTGGGCGGGGACTCCCGCCTGCTGCACCAGCTCGCGGGGAACATCTCTGGAGCAGAGGGCCTATCTGTGGGCGCTCGCAAGAAGCTGATCGACAACATCAACAAGGGCTGAGAACCATGCCGAAAGTCGGAAAGAAGAAGTTCCCGTACACCGCCGCTGGGATGAAGGCCGCTAAGAAGGCGTCCAAGAAGACTGGCAAGAAGGTCACCGGCATGTCCTCCGGGGCTGCTCGAGGGACGGCGGCTCGCCGCAAGAAGGCGTCCAAGGCGTCTCGCATGCGCGGTGCCCGCATGGGCTACTGATGGCCGATATTGTCTTCAACAAGTTCAAGCAGGCTCTGGGCGGTGGCAACTTTGCCACGAACGAGCAGATCCTGACTTGGGACAGCGATGTCGCTGGAGCCAGCACGATCAAGGTCATGCTGATCTCCGGCGACCTCGCTTCGTCCACGAACCCGAACGACTTAGACACGGTCAACGATGTCCTGAGCGTGGTGTCGCCGGAGGCTGTTGCGGAGTACAGCGGCAGCTATTCGAAGCCGTCGCTGACGAACCGTCAGGTCACGGTAGACGACGGGAACAACCGCTCAGAGTTCGACGCGGACGACATCACGATCTCGGCGCTGCCTTCGGGCACGGCGAATGTGGATGGCCTGCTGGTGTACTGGGTGCCCACAGGATCGGCTGGTGAGGCGGATCACTCGGACAATGTGCCGCTGATCTACTTCGACCTAGCTGGAGCCGGCGCGGACTTCATGGGCAACGGCGGCGACATCACGATCCAGTTCAACGCTCAAGGCGTGGTGCAGGTGACCTGATGGCCCATACCCTGACGGTCACCGCTTACTGGTCACCCAGGCAACTGGACGATCATCAGGCGCTGTCGAACCACGACGGCGCTCTGAGCGGGACCTCGGGTAGCTTCTATATCCAAGGCATCAGCGACATCGGGGATACGGGTGTCGCTGACACGGCTGAGTTCTTCAGCGTAGCGAACGCCTACCACGGTTCTGGCAACAGCGAGCCAGAGTGGCAGCTCACTGGGTCGCTGTTCGAGTGGCTCAACCAAGATGTGCCGCCGGACAAGCTTCCGGTCAATGTCATCGGGCGGACGCAGTACGGGGCCGGCACCAACACGGCGCTGAAGGGGCTGCTGATCCCAAGCACCCCGTACAGCACCAGCGCGGTCTATCTCAGTGAGATCGAGCACATAACGAGCACGGACCCCTACACCGTGCCGGCGGGTGACTGGACAGCGCGTCTGTATGTGAATGCAGCGAACGCGGGCCTGTTCATTCACAGCGTCATCGTGATGAAGGTCGGCTGGTATCAGACGCCATCCGGCGTGGTGTTCGGTGGACCGGGCACCTCGGTCATCTACACGCACACGGAGACGGCGCCGTTTACTGTGCTGGGCACGATTGGCGCGTACAGCGTCAACTTCACGACGACTAGCGATCAGGTCATCGACCCGAGGCCCCAGGCGACTGGAGGCGCGGCAGAGAAGCTAGTCGTGATGATGGTGATCGGCAACAGCACGATCAGCCAGCAGGGACTGCAGTTCCGGCACAACCAGATCATCGAGACGCCGATCCCGTATCAGCGCGTCATCTCGCTAGATCCGGCGACCGTCACGCTGTCTCCGCAGCCGGTCACGATCAGCGCCGGCCCGATCAGCAAATCTGTAGGCGTCGTCGCCGTCTCTACAGCGGCGCAGCCAGTCAGCGTCACGATAGGCACCCTGCTGCTGCGGCCCGATGCGGCCAGCGTGGCGATTGATACGAACCTGATCACCGTCGAGATCAGCCGTATCGTCCAAGTGGGGCGCGTGGCTGTCGGGATCACCGTTCTACCGCTGCAGTCCACGCCGGTTACTGCAGAGCCCGTCTTCGAGGCGCCAGCATTCCTTGTCAAACAGGCTGATACGCCTCGAGGACAGGTTACCGCGCCCCAGACCCGCCATACGGCATCCTCTTCGAACGCTGTCAGAGCGCGGATTGTGCAGGCGCACACCGTTTCGCGACCTGCAACGAGCTCTTGTCGGTTTGAGCTCACGCAAGCGCAGTCCGTTGGTAGCGCGCGTAGTGGCGGCACGCCCTGGAGTAAGCGTGTCGCTGGTGCATCCCTGGGGGGAGACACCGTTGCGTGCTCGCGGGTAGCCCGGTCGCGGACAACGACGCCTCAAATCATCGCTTCGACAGCTAGTGGCGGTCCGCGCCGCACGATCTAGTACGGCGAGGACCGCCACACCTACCTATGAACACAGCAAAAGTCACCGAAGGCAACGATGTGTGGTTCGTGGCGCGCGTGCTACGGCCCGACAATGTCATCCTGTCTCGGGATGTCATTGATACCACCGGATCGCCCAATCCTGACGCGCTGCAGATCCGCGTCTACGACATCTCGCGCGATAGCCTCGGCACAGGCGCCAACGGACGCCAAGTTCACAGCGCGAATCTGGCGAGTGACGCCCTCGACAACAACCTGCTGACTGCAACACCCTCTGCTTCGCTGACGAACGATGGATATTGGGATGGTCTGGATGACACGGGCTACAACTTCATCTACCAACTCGCGTTCGACGCCACGAAGTACGAGGCGGGTCATCGTTACATGGCCGAGTTCGCCTTCGAAACGAGTGATTACGGCACGATCCGCTGGGCGCAAGCCTTCTATGTGAGCTCCATGCTATCGACATGAGCCAAACGACCGAGGTTGTCCACGAATACACCCCCTACGGGGCGGCGCGCGAGCTGTGGAGCTTGCAGCCCAACGAGCTATTGCTTGAGGGGCCGGCGGGTACGGGCAAAACCCGGGCTCTGCTGGAGTGGATCAACTACCTCTGCGAGCGTTACGCCGGCATCCGCGTGCTGATGCTGCGCCAAACGCGCGAGTCGATGGCCGAATCGGTGCTTGTTGAGTGGGAGACCGAGGTGCTGTGGCCCGGACACCCGGCGATCCACGGCACCAGCGCCCGCAACACACGCCAGAACTACCACTATCCAAACGGTTCGCATGTCGTTATCGGGGGTCTGGACAAACCGTCGAAGACATTCTCGACACAGTACGATGTGATCTGCGTCTTTGAGGCGCGGGAGATCACATCAGACTCTTGGGAATGGTTGGCGCGTGCGAACCGTAACTTCAAGATGCCGTGGCAGATGCGGGTGGCCGACACCAACCCCGCAGGCGAGTTCCACTGGCTGAACACGCACTTCCCTCAGGGGTTCCGAGAGGTGCCGGATCGCCACAAGCGCGACAAGCGGATCCGGCTACTCTCTCGACACGAAGATAACCCTGCGTGGTTTGACCACGCAAAGGGCACATGGACCAAAAACGGCGAGCACTATGTCCTCGGCGTCCTCGCGAAGCTGACCGGCACGCGGCGCGCCAACATGTACGAGGGCAAGTGGGCCAGCGAAGACGGCATCATCTTCGAGGATTGGGACCCTGCGGTCCACATCATCGACCCCGAGGACATGCCGGAGCCGAAGTGGTACTTCGGGTCCTACGACAAAGGCTTGCGGCACCCTGGTTGCTTGCAGATCTGGGCGGTCAACGATCAGCGCATGTACCGCGTGCAGGAGATCTACAAGACCGGCGAGACCAGCGACTGGTGGGCGGAGCAAGTCATGGCCGCGAATGAAGACTACCCGTTGTCTGCGCTGGTGTGCGACCCCAGCGAGCCGGAGTACATCAAGGTCTTCAACGACCGGCTAGGAGCTGCGCGGGGCCGTGATGGCAGCCGAATCGCCCGGAGGGCGAAGAACTCGATTAAAACGGGTATCGACATGGTCCGTTGGGGCCTGAGCAAGGTCGATCACGGCCCGCGCATCTACATCTGTCGTGGGAGCTCGCTAGTACGCGACAAGGCGCGCACAGACGCGAAGAAGCCCACCTGCTTGGAAGAGGAGATCTCCAGCTACACTTGGGCGCGCAGTCGCGACGGCGCCCCGGGCAAAGAACGCCCTGACCCTACCTGCTCCGATCACGCCGTGGACTGCCTGCGATACGCGGCGATGTTCATGTGGAACCGTGACATGAGCATGGAGATCCAGATCCCCGATTACCCAGAGGGCAGCCTTGGCGATGTGCTGAGTCACTCTGAAGTCCACGCCCAGCAGTTCAACTAATGCTCAAGACTACCAGCACCAATCTCATGGCGGAGATCAACGCCGCCATCGAGTTCCGCGACCGTCACCTCGAGGGGTACGAGGACAAGGTGGCGCGCTACACCGGGCCGTTCTACGACAAGGGCGGCGAGTTCTCGGCGGAGTACAGCCCGGAGAACACCTACTACGAGTACATCTCGCTGATGGTGCCCCGGCTGGTGTTCGATAACCCGCGCGTGCAGGTCGAGTCGCGCCGTCCTGGCCCCCAGCAGGATGTGGCCGAGGCGCTGCGACACGGCATGAACCGCTGGGCTCGCGATGCCAGCCTACGGAAGGTGCTGGTGGAGCTCGCGAGCGACATGCTGCTGGGATTCGGCGTGGGTCTTGTGCGCCCGGACCACAAGAAGAAGTACGCCTACCCCACGAAGACGCCGTTCGGGCCGGCGGAGACGCAGACTTGGCCGACATGCGAGCGTATCGCGCCGCGCCGATTCTTTGTTGACCCCGAGGCGGAGCGCGTGGCGAGCGCGCGGTTCATGGGCCACATGTGGTGCATGGACAAAGAAGACCTGCTGGACCTTGCGACGAGCAACTCCGAGCAGGGCTGGGACATTGACGCCATTGAGTCACTCAGCGCACAGGACAACCCCAACCGGAAACACGGTTATGGGTATGAAGGTACGCCGGATCGGGACGAGGTCTGGTGCTACGAGATTTATGTGCCGGAGGCGGAGCTGGAAGACAGCCCCGGTGAAAGCGCAGGGTTCAATGGCGTCATCTACACCCTTGGCTGCAACCAAGCCCTGGGCTACGCCGACGAAGACGCCAAATCGACCTTCGTGCGCAAGCCGCGCCCCTACTACGGGCCGCGCACTGGCCCCTATGTGGTGTTCGGCGCCTACAAGGTGCCCGACAATGTCTACCCGCTGTCGCCGCTGACTGCGGTCGAGGCGCAGGTGCGCGACCTGAACGACCATGTGCTGGCGGCGTCCTCGAGCATGATGAAGCACAAGCGCATCGTGGGCGTGAACGACCCGCGCACGGCGCAGCTCATCAAGAACACCGAGCATGACTATGTGGCGGTGGTTCCTTTCGAGGACGGCAAGGCGCTGGTGCAGGAGTTCGTCATGGGCGGGCAGACGGACCAGCAGGCGAACTGGATAGCCACCTGCCGGCAGCGCGCAGACCGCGTGCTAGGCATGGACGAGGCGCTGCGTGGCGCGATTAGCGGCCAGGGCACGGCGACCGAGCACAGCATTGCGTCTGAAGCGGCCAACACCCGCATCGCGTTCATCAAGCAGACCTTCACGGACTGCGTGGTGGACATGCTGCGCAAGGTCGCCTTCTACATGTACCACGACGACAACATCGTGTTCCCGATTGGGCGCGAGGCCATGGAGGGCCTAGCCCTACCGAAGGGGGCGAGCGTTGTCTTCCGTGGCGGTGGGCACACCTCGGGTGACTACACCTTCGAGGATCTGGAGCTAGAGATCGAGCCGTACAGCATGGAGCGTGCTTCGGAGGGCCTTGCCCAGAAGCGTGCGCTTGAGATGCACTCGATGCTGCTGAACAGCCTGCAGCTCATGCAGGTCTACCCGGACTACCCGTGGAAGGACCACTTCAACAAGATTGGCAACGCCATGAACATGCCCGACATGGCGCAGCTTGTTGACGACAACCTTCTGCGCCGCTTGGCCGAGGATGTCTCGATGCAGCGGCAGGCGACGGTCATGAACGCTGTGACGAGCATGGAGCCCCGCCTCGAGAAGGACTCGGGGATGAAGGGCGTGAAGCCTGAAGCGCCGCCGAGCAAGAAGGTGCCTATGGCTGGTCAGCAGATGGCTCAGATGCTCAACGAGATGGTGCAACAAGCCCCGGTCGGCCAACCCCAGGCCGTCCAAGGCATGAACTCAGCAATGTGATGCCGACTCCCAAGAAGAAAGACAGCCGACTCACCCGCGCGGGCGTGTCTGGCTACAACAAGCCGAAGCGGACGCCGAGCCACCCGACCAAGAGCCATGTTGTTGTGGCGAAGGAGGGCGACAAGGTGAAGCTCATCCGCTTCGGGGAGCAGGGTGCGAAGACGAACCAAAACGCCAAGCAGCGCAAGGCGTTCAAGGATCGTCACGCTAAGAACATAGCCAGAGGCAAGATGTCCGCCGCGTGGTGGGCCAACAAGGTCAAGTGGTAACCATGTCCGTCAAGATCGACCTGAACACCATCATGACTGGGCTGGTACTCGGCCTTGTCACATGGATCTTCACGACCGTCCAGCGCGTGGACAAGCAGATCGCGCTGGCTGGTTACCGGGTAGACGCGCTAGCCGCGAACACCTTCGACCCCGACTGTCCCTACTGCAACCACGCGCTCCATGGCCAAATCGAACGATGACCGTCTCAGGCCGGTGAAGAACCGGCAGGGTAAGCCGATGAAGGTGCGGGGTCGCCGCGTCTTCGAGGACAAAGAGGGCTACAGCGTCACTCGCGCTGGCACCGTCAAGGCTGTCCCTGGCAAACCCGGCAAGTACTACTACGCGCCGACCATCTCGAGGCTGACTGGCCGCACCTACAAGACCGAGGCTGGCATGCGTGTCGCGGCCAAGCGCAGCGGTGCATACAAGGAGTTCGGCAGCAGGGAAGCAGCGCAGGCCCACTCTCGTAAGCAGAGCGCCAGAGACGCGGCCATCACGGAGAAGAAGTACGCCCGGAAGGCTGGGACCAAAGGCAAGGCCAACACTCTCAGGAGGCGCAGTGGCTAAGAAGAGCCGGGTCAACGAGGCAGGGAACTACACCCGCCCCACCATGCGGAAGCGCCTGTTCGAGCGCATCAAGGCTGATGGCAAGGGTGGGCGTCCCGGGCAATGGTCTGCCCGAAAAGCCCAGATGCTTGCCACGGCCTACAAACAAGCGGGCGGAGGCTACAGAGACTGATGCCCCTGAAGAAGTCGCAAAAGTCCCTAAAGAACTGGACGAGTGAGAAGTGGCGGACGAAATCCGGCAAGCCCTCGACCCAGGGTCCGAAGGCAACCGGGGAGCGTTACATGCCCGCCAAGGCAATTGCAAGCCTCTCCTCGTCGGAGTACGCTGCTACCACTAGGGCAAAGCGCAAGGCAACCAAGGCAGGGAAACAGGTCGCTAGGAACACCAAAAAAGCCGCCAAGGCTACTCGGGCAGCCCGGATCAACCCGGGCCAGAAGCGGAGGACCCGTGGCAAACGCTGAGTACCGCAAGTACCACAGTAGCCGCAAGGCGAAGAAGCAGCGAGCTCAACGCAACAAGGCTCGCCGCGCAGCCGTCCGGGCCGGCAAGGTGACCAAAGGCGATGGGAAGGAGATCGACCACAAACGCCCCCTTTCGAAGGGTGGATCCAACGGGCCGCGCAACCTGCGGGTCGTGTCACGCAAGGTAAACCGCCGCAAGAGCAACCGATGAGCAAGCGTTTCGGAATCATCGTCAAGAAGACGCCCAACTTCGCCAGCAACCAACTGCCCCGCAACTGGAAGCATCACAAGGGGCAGTTCGACAGCAAAGGTCGCCCGGTCTTTACGAGCCGCCGGGAGATCGAGAACTCCATGGCTCGCGCCCGCGACAAAGAGGGCATCACCATCGAGTACGACCAACTCTGATGACCGACACCAACCCGGACACTATCGACACCGCCGTAGCGCCGCAACCTGAGGTTGTGGCCGAGCCCACCGCCGACGAGCGTGAGGATGCGTACCTCATGCAGATCGACGGGGACGACGAAGACACTACACCGGAGCCTGCAGAGGAAGCAGCCGAACCCGAGGCACCTGCCGAGGAAGCTGCCGACGAGGAGGAGCCGGAGAAACCCAGCACCATCGACACGGATGAGCTGGAGGAGGCTTGGAGCGTCCTGCGACGCGACGGGTTCTCCAAAGAGGATCTCGCCGCTCTGAGCGACGAGGCCATTTCCCGTCTGGCTGCCCATCGCAAGAAGGTGCAGTCCGATGTGGATCGGATGCTTAACGAGTCCAAGCAGTCCAAGGACGCCGAGCAGCCTGAGCAGAGCCAAACGGAGCGTGAGGAGCCCACCACAGCAGAGGCCACCGAACGCCAACCCGCAGAGGCCAACCTGCAAGCGGCAGCAAAGCAGTTCGCGGATTATGTCGGCTTGGACGAGAAAGGCGCCGAACTGCTGGCAGAGTCCTACAGTTCGCTGCTGAAGCCCCTGCAAGACCAAGTCATGGCGATGCAGAACTTCATTGCGAACCAGCAGATCGAGTCAGCGCGCGTTCGGCTTGCGGATCGGTATCCGCAGGTCGCAGACACCTCGAGCGACGACTGGAACCGCGTGCTCACGCGCATGAACAAGCTCTACGACACCGAGAGCCACAGGGATCTCGGCGGTCTGATGGAGGATGCGATTGCGTTCGAGTTCCGTGACCAGCTCAAGCAAGAGGCCGAGTCTGCAAAAACCCAGATTCGTAACCTTCGAACTAATGGCACGCCAGCCAAAGCGACGGGCGCCAGCCCGGAGGCGCCCGCTCTCAGCGCGGAGCAGCTTGAGGACCAAGTCCTCGCTCTGCTTGAGAGTGACGCACCGGACCGGGTGGAACGAGCTCGCCGGCTGACGGGCCGCTAGGGCATCTCACTAGGAGAAAGAGATGGCTTCTGCACTGAGCACCTTTACTGACTTCATTGACACCACCGGGCCGTCGTTCCTGACGAGCGCCGAAGATGTGGTGAACGAGGCCTGCAAGAACAACTACTTGCTGCGCCGCTTCCTTCGGGGCAAGGGCCCCTCCGAAACCATCCAGGGCGGGTCGTCCATCAAGGACACCATCCTGTTTGACGAGGAGAGCACCTTCCAGTACTACGAGCCGAACCAGACCTTCAACTGGGAGAACCCCCAGGTCGTCGAGAACTGGGAGATCAACTGGCGCTTCTGTGTGGACCACATGGCCTACACCGACGCCGAAGTTGAACTCAATGTCGGCACCGGCCTGTCCCGCGCTGCGCGTCACACCGCCTACAAGCGGCTGAAGCGCATCAAGGAGCAGCGCCTGTGGACCTCGATCCTGAACGGCATGGAGGACGCCCTGTTTGCCGTTCCGTCCAACGCGGACATGGAGGCCACTAACGGCACCAAGCCCTACAGCATCCCGGCCTTCGTCAACGAAGAAGCCAACGGTCTGTATAGCGGCTTCTCGGATGTCCAAGGGCTTGCCCCGGCCACCTACTCTAAGTGGGTTCCGCAGCAGGAAACCTTCGTCGGTGCTAACGCGCTGGATCCCGACAACTCGGGCAACATCATCGCGGCTTTCGACAAGATCTTCCTCGATGTGCAGTTCGTGCCGCCCCCGTCCCATCAGGAGTACTTCGATGATCCGGGCCTCAACGCCATGTTCATCGCTTGCTCCAAGAAGGGCCAGAACGCCTATCAGCACCTGCTGCGCGCGTCTCAGGACACCTTTGTGACTGGCTCGCGTCAGGACCCCGCGTACATGCAGCCCAAGTACGCTGGCATTGACCTCGTCTACGCGCCGAAGCTCGACACCTACGCGGGTTACGGCACCACGGACGGAACGGAAGTGAGCACAACCGGCGGCGACCCGACCGGCCCGCGCTACTACTTCCTCAACGGGAACTACATGAAGTTCATCTTCCACACGACCCGTTACATGTACCAGCACCCGGCGATGCGTCACCCGAACCAGCCGTTCACGACCATCGTGCCGATTGACTCCTGGTACAACTTCGTTTGCCGCTCGCGTCAGCGTCACGGCATCGTGTCCCCGGTGACTTCTGACACCCCCAGCTTCACCACCGCCTGATCTCAAGGAGGATTGAACAATGGCTAGTTTCTCTGGAATCGGATCTCCCGGTGGCATCGGCATTGACATCCGCACGCAAACCGTGCGTCTGCTTGCCCACGCCGCCATTACCAAAGGTCGCGTTTACGCGGTCAGCCGCACCCCCGGCTCGACTACCGAGGGTGATGCTGGTGCGGTGTTCTTCGACACGACCGCCGCTATCGCTGGCAGCAACAGCGACGGCATTGACGACCCCATTGGCGGTGGCGTTTTCGTTCTCGCAATGGAGGATGTCGCTAGTGGGGCCAAGGGCATGTTCATGATCTCTGGGATCATGGACGCCGAGCTTGCTACGGCTGGTACCGCTGTTGGCGATATTCTGTCGGCGGACAGCACCAGCGCTCTGCGCAAGCCTGCCGCCACCCAGAAAGTGATCGGCATTGCGCTCGAGGCCGGCGGCGACGGCGACATCAAGCGCGTCCTGTTCGACGGGCTGCACGGGTTCGGCGTCAAGCCTGCCTGATAGCTACTGAAACGGCGCGGGGGCTTCGGCTCCCGCGCCACACCCCACCTGCTGCAAATGGCACACGCACTCATCATCACGGCGTCCCCGAGCGGGGGTCTTACCTACGGCGACAACGATGTCGTGCAGGTTCTCGACGGCCATGTGAACCCCGGAGGCGCGGTGACTGGCACCGGCAGCGGGTTCCGGTTCGTGTACTGCTCCGACAAGGAGCACGATGACCCCGATGTGCTGGCGCTGATGGCGCCGTGGGAGGGCGACCTGATTGACCCGGACGACCCGGACATGGGCCGTGTGCAGCTTGGGAAGCGGCGCTACACGGTGACGCTGGCGGACGCGGCGCACCTGACCTGGGTGGACCACGACGATCCGGGCGCTGCTGCGATCACGAAGACCTGGGCTGAGATTCAGGCGCTGACCGGAGACAAGGCTGGCGGCTGATGGTCACGGTCATCACGAAGACGATTGGGTCCGGTAAGGACT